ACCTCCGTTACAAACTTTCACCCCGAAAGGTTATTTAAGTCCAACTTCTATTCAGTACGTACCTATCCAAATACTCAAACAAGATAGATAGTAACTCCCCTAGAGGGGAATTTGAGATATTTATAGGAATCGAACCTACTTTAACCATTATATCTTTCTTCCTAATCTCCACCCATCAGGGATTAAATCTCCACGATGGATTTTTCTATTTTCTTTTTCATTAGTTATCCAACACATTCCAAATTGTGAGTTTCCACTTCCAGTTTGTTTTATTGAATTCTTTTCACCAATCTTCTTTTTACTTTCTTCTTTATGTTTCCGACCAATCCAATTCAAAGGTTGTTTTTTTTCTCTATTACCATTAGAATAACTTTGTTTCAGACCGTAACTATGTTTTTTAATATAATTTTGATACCATTCAGTTTTTAAGTTTTTCTCTTCTCTTATTTTTCGTACTAAACCATTTTTACCACCTCTTTTAACTCCTTCAATACTTATAAAACCACCTTCACCACCGACTATCAAATTTAAACATTCTTTTTTAAAAATCTCATTTAAATCAACAATTTCTTTCTCTCTTTCTTTTAAAGAATTTCTATTTGGTAGAAATTCTAATATCTCAAACTTAAAATTTTCTTTCCCATATTTGTTTAAAGAATATCTTAATCTTTTGCCAGAACCCATATAACCATCATTTAAATCATTGGTTGAATGCATTCCGATGTAATATTTACCATTTATAAGATTTGTCGTCTTATAAATAAAATGATACTCTTTTTCTTTTCTTGCCATCTTTGTACTTTAATAATAAATATCATCAAAGTACAAAAACGACCAGGAGTAGGTAACGGGAATCGAACCCGCTCTGTTTCTGATTGGAAGTCAGATGCACCACCGTTTATGCGTCACCTACATTTTTAATAACTACAATACAAATATAGTTATTTTAATTTACTATTTCCAGCGGTTCGTACGGGACTCGAACCCGTGACCTCTTCCGTGACAGGGAAGCATTGTTCCTCTCTACTAACGAACCATTTATTTTTGCGGTCTATACGAGACTCGAACTCGTTTCGTCTGCGTGACAGGCAGATATGTTAACCCATATACTAATAGACCTTTTCGTGTCGAGTAGGAGGGAATTGAACCCCCATGATGCCCAAGTCCCAAACTTGGTGGCTTACCTGATTAGCCCACTACTCGTTTTTAAAAATTCATTTCTATAACTTAAAACCTTATCTTCAACCTCCTTTTTATATTCACTATGCCAATACTGATGGTGTGTTGGACACAAAGGTATTAAATTTTCGGGTTTATTGTTAAATTTATTATCATCAAAATGATGTACATCAACAATTTTGTCTTCCCCACATACAACACACTCTTTTTTGTGATACGTAAAACATTCTTTTCTATATTTCTTACTATAGTAAGATGTTCTGTTATCGTATTCATCAAACTCCTTCCAATTCCCATTATCATTTCCACTTCTAAAGTAAGTGTTTGAACAAGAATGAGAACATGTGTGCTTTTCTCTTGGATGTCCTTTTTGTGTTTTAAACTTTTTACCACATATTGGACAATCCTTTTCTATTATCTCATATTTTAAAGGTCTATCACCTAATTTAGATAAATCTAAACCTTTTTCAGATACTAACATGTTAAACTTTTTTCTAACACGGCTGTTATCGTATCCATATATTTTTCTTACAGCCTCAGCTTTGGTTTTACAACTATCTATTATTTCTTGTTCCATATTAATAAATATATGGTAAGTCGAATAAAAGTGATTAGACCAAATCATTTTTTCTTGTCTGATAGGGTGGATTTGAACCACCGTGCTCTTACGTCCAAGGTAAGCGAGATAGACCTGACTCCTCTACTACCAGATTTGAGCGGTACACAAGAATCGAACTTGCGTCTTAGCCTTGGCAAGGCCATGTAATACCATTATACGAGTACCGCATTATTGTTGAGAATAACGATTAGAGTGTTTTTTACGCGTGCTACCACTACACCACTTCCCATTGTAATCTTTGGTTGGGAAGGAAGGAATCGAACCTCCGTCGCGAGCTTAGGATGCTGATGTAACCCTTATCTCCGCTTCAACAATTTAATTTTTTAATTAATAGAGAATATTTTGTGGAATAAAGGCCCCAAGGCCAATTTCCCGTTTGTAATCCTTGCGGGAAATAAAAGATTCGAACTTTTGATGTAATTCCAACATCCGCTTCTACTAATTTAATATATCAAAGAACAGAGAATAACGAAAGAGTGTTTTTTTTTACACCCCCATTTTGTTTCCTTGTGGAGGTGCTGGGATTCGAACCCAGTTATTCAATTTAACAGATTGTTTTTTACCGATGTAACTCGTTTCTCCGCTTCTGTTCTTTTAATTTCTATGTCAATGAACTAATTCTTGTACACCTGATGGGAGTCGAACCCACATATCCTCGGGTAAGAACCGAGTCCGAATGCCTTTACGGATACAGATGTGTTTGGTAAGAATGGTGGGATTCGAACCCACACTAACCCTAAAGGGAACATGTTTTACAGACATGTGTCACTACCTAATGTGAACCTCATTCTCGTGGGAGTAGTAGGATTCGAACCTACTAGACCAAAGTAACAGTTTTACAGACTGCCCTAACCCTCCAGCGTTAGCGTACTCCCTTTTACACTTCCATCGTTAAATCGTGCGTATAGTGTGAACTCAACTCATATCTTACCATAAACAAAAAACCCACAACTTTCGGTTGTGGGTTTTTCTAAACTCTAATCTTATAAAATATGTTTTATGAGACAAAATTAGACATACCACAACCATTCAAGGTATCACAGCCTTTATCGGCTACTTTCCCTGCTTTCGGTGCGTTCGGTTGATATGTATAATTCTTTTTCATCGTTTTTTTTTGTTTATAGTTTTTTGGGTTTTCGTTGTAGACACACCCCGTACTGTACGTGCCTTTTTGGAAGGGGTAGTTCCTCAAACCCATTTCAGAACTACAACTTTATTAATAAATATACACAAATGTACTAAAGTTTTAAATTTTTGTCAACGCTTTGTGTATTTTTTTCGTTAACATTTTTGGTGAGTCGAGGAAACCACGGTTTTAAGACAAATTGTCAACCTTTTCTCAAATTTCTTATACAAAGATAAGAACTATTTTTTATTCTGTCAATACCTATTATGATATTTTTTCAACTTTTGTTTTGAGTCTGATTTTAAGTACTTCTACCATATTAAACGGTCTACTTTTACTTTTAAGTCCGTTAGCCTCAACAACTATTGTTTTATCGGTCTTACCTATAACCTGTATTACAACATAGGTAATACCACTATATTTGAATTTATCACCTTCTTTTAACTCTATTTCTCCTATTGATATTTTCATACCACAAAGATAGTAAAATTAATCTTCAATCAACCTTTTTATTGAAATTATTTTACCATTTTTAACCTCACTAATAAATTCGAACCATCTTTTTTCGTTATAACCCACAAAATCGTAGAAAGTGAAGGTACCCGTATAATCCAAATCAACAATCCTAATATTTTTTTCTCTTATGGAACCAAATAAAGATTTAATACCCTTCTCATTTGGGAATGGTCTTTCCTCTTTTGGGACATCTTCCCATTCAGATTTTTTTATTTGAAGTTTATATGGTAAAGTTTTATCACCATTAAAATTGTGTTTAAACTTTAAAGACTCATCCTTAGTTATATAAACAGTAGTTAAAGTGTTATCAAAAGCCTTTGTTTGGAAATTGTTACTAAGTCTTAATAGATTTTTATCTTCCTCCGTTATTTCAGGAAGAATATTTAAATCTACCACTAAGTTATCGAACATTCCCATTATTTCTTTTGTTTACAGGTTTTACAACCAGGTTTCTTTTCTAATCTATTTTGTTTCATTTGTTGTAGGTCATTACCCATTTGGGTAAAATCACCTCCATTAAATTTATTGTAAATTCCAATACTCACTAGATAAGTGAAACTACCTGCTAAGATGTACTTAGTGTAATTAGGATTTACTTCTACAAATATACCAACTAAAGAGTTAATAGACAAATAAACTGCGGATAAAAACCAAATTGCTAAAACTATAGCAAATGATACATTAATAAATTTTCTCATAATTACATTACTAGTCGTGCTCTGTCGAACATTATTGTTAATTCCATGTTACCCATTTCCTGATCGTAAACAACTTCATGGTTAAAAGATGAGATAAAAGTCCCTTCCAATATCCATCTTTCAATTACCATACCTGTTGGATCCATCTTTTCTAATTCAACATTTCTTTTATAATCTGATGCATAACCGTGACGACCTGTTATTATTTCAGCGTGTGACATCATCCAATCTCTGATATATCCAGGGTTTGAACCCTCACCAATATAGTCGTAAATCTCAACGGTTAAAGGATTCCATTCATAACGTGTTGGTACCCAAGTACTTACTGTCGTATATGGAATTTCTTCAATACGTGTAGACATACGAATGCCAGTACTGTTTTTCACCCAAAATCTTTGACTACCTTGTGAACCATGAACAGTCATACACCATCTATTTCTTATTCTTTCTTCATATGCAATAGGTATAGGTCTAAGAAGTGACGACTGTCTTATTTCTGTTTTAGTTAAAACCCCCATTCTATGGGGTTTGAGTTGAGTTTTAATCATGTATAAAATATATATCTTATGGTTCGTTTTGTGAACTTTAAAATATTTATTATTAAGATGAAAAGTATACTATCGGAAATTATTAAAATAGAACTCATTAAATCCGTACTGTCAGAAGGGCGTGTAGAGGATATGAAGGCTAAATACCCTGAAGACCACGAGATTGTGGACTTCTTTGTCGAACATGACCCATCGGGTAATAATAAGTACCTGACTTGGGAAATGAAAATTTACACTAAGGAAGATATTACACCTTCTGAGATTGCTAACACAATTAGGGATTTCCACCAATTTAATGCAAGATTACAACAAAAAGATATTAACCAATATCGTACGTTAGCTGATGTTATAACTGTATTAACACCAATTAGACAAAAAGCTGAACAAGATAAAGTTAAAAAGGCACAAGAAGAGGGTGTTAAAAAATTATATGAAGATGAAGATTGGTTATTATTAACACCATTAACACATCAAGCATCTTGTAGATATGGTGCTAACACACAATGGTGTGTCGCGTCAAGAGATACTTCAGCTCATTTTAAAAATTACACTGAAGATGGTACTTTAGTTTTCTTAATACACAAAAAATCTAATCATAAGTTTGCCTTTTGGACAGATAATGATGAACACTATACTGAAATATACAACCCAATCGATGATGAAATTAGTAGTGATGTTGCTGAATTTTTACAAGGTTTAGTTGATGGTCAAATGCAAGCGTATTTAGACAGTGATAGTAATGATGATTATGATGATGAGAATGAATATACTTTATATCAAATTAAAGCAGATGGTACGAGAAGTCATTGGACAAACTCATATGGAATGGACGACTTACATTCTGATTTAACAGATTTATTAGATAATGTACTTTTTGGTAGAGGATCTGGTAGAAACACAGCGGCTAAAATCGAAAAGATTTTAAGTTTATTTAACCTTAAACTAGTTTTAAACAAAGGTAAAAGAGGTGAACCAGTATCTTTCACAATTTTAGACAGTGATGGTGATGATATATTTGATGGTGATAATTTTAGTAATTTTGTCACTGGAAATGGTTCTGTGGATACAACTTTAAGGGGTTTCATTAATGATACTATGGTGGAAAATTACGATGTAGATAGTTTATACGAAATTATCAAAGCTAATAATTTACCAATTGTTATCGAAGGTTAGGGTTATGATGGGGTTGATAAAGGAAAAGAAGATAAACCATATAATCTTAGAAATGTAATGTCTAAAAAACAAGCAGACACAATATTCAATACATGGAATGGTATAATAGAAGCTAAAAAATTAGCAAAACAAAAATTAATGGAAGAAAGTTTAGCTAGTTTCTTACCACGTATTACACCAACACCTGAATTATTAAGTATTGCGTCACAGTGTTTTGGAGATGCAAGAGTAAATGATGCTAGAAGTTTTTACCATTGTGTTAACGGTAAGAGAGCTAACGCTGGGGTTGGTTTTGAATTTAGATGGTTATCAGATAAAAACAGAAGGGTTAAAAGAAGTTTAGCCGAAATAAGAACTATGTGGCATAGAATGAATCCTAAAATGGGTACTCTAAATACTGATACTCTTTTATATTACATATTTAAAGATAAATTACAACCTAATAAATAAAAGTAAAATGGCAAAGAAAAAAGTAACTGAAAAACCAAATGATGGTGTAAAACCTAAAAAGGCTGTTAAACCTAAAAAGGTTGTTAAAGAAATTGAAAAGGTTGAAGCAATTATTGAACCAATAGTGATTGTTGAAACTCCTCAGGTTGAACCTGTGAAACGAAAAGATAGTTTTATAGTTAGATTGTGGAACAAATTAATGTCACTTTAAAATAAAAAAACCCTTAGAATTTCTAAGGGTTTTTTTATTACTTTACTAATAATAATCTATCAATACCTAAGGCAAATCCAATTCCACCATCGTATTCTCCACCACCACAGACTTGTTTTTGAGCCCCCAATTCAGGACAAGCTATTTCAAAACCCTGACCATCAACATAATAATCCAAACCCCTCTTAGCCCCCAAATTTATTTCATAATTAGTTGTAACCAACTCCATTAGTTTTCTAGCAATTCTAACACATTTGGCATTATCAAAATTAGTTGGATTGATTACTTCAACACCAAGTTGAGTAAATTGCCTATACCTACCTTCTTGTGGTTTCTCCCCTCTGAAACATTCAGCCACATAGAATACTTTCACATCCTTTTTGTATTTGAATGTAGTCTTAGCTAATTGTTGTATAACCGCTGTATATTCGGGAGCTAAACAAATGTCTCTATCACCTCTGTCTTTGAAGTTGAACATCATGTTGGTATTTTCTTGACCAACCTTACTCTTAAACATTTCTTGTAATTGGATAATCGGTATTTGTATCTCAACAAAACCTTCTTCTTTGAGGACTTCGATCATCTTATTGACCATGTCTCTCTTTTCATTTCCTAATAGGATACGAGTACCTTTATAACAGGTCTCTTTAATTGATTCCATCGTAAAAACTTTTAATCTGTTAGTAGTCTCTAAAGGATTCGAACCCTTGCTCCGAAGTTCGTAGCTTCGTGTGCTCTCCATTACACCAAGAGACCAAGTTACAGTTCCTATCTACTTTATGAACATACTGTAGGATGTTTCCTCATAACCCTCGGATAGGTAGGTTTTGTAGACATGGGTGGAGTTGAGCCACCTTAACGAAGGTATAAGCTTCGCGTAATAACCCTTATACGACATGTCCAAGTTATTAGCGGAGAGATACAGAGTCGAACTGTGCCCGACTGAACGGGTTCTTGTTTTCCAAACAAGCGAGGGAACCACTCCCTGCCTCAACTCTCCATTTCCTATTAACTCTTCCTAACACCCTAAATTGGGTGGGTCGACAGAACTTCGGAAGGGTTTTACCCCTGTTCAGTTAGCGGAAGTGGTGAGTATCCATCTCACTCAGGTTTTACCCCCTAATTGTTTAGCAAACAATCCTCTTTAGCTATTGAGTACACTTCCAAATTAAGTACCGTAGATTGTCCTTCACAATTTAACAGCGGGTTTGAACTTAATCAACTCTCCTACGATACTTCTTGCACATGAGGTAGGATTCGAACCCACGTGTCCTTTCGGAGACGGTTTTGGAGACCGTTGCCATCAACCACTCGGCCACTCATGTATTTTGCACGCCCTGTAGGATTCGAACCCACATCTAACAGTTTTGGAGGCTGTTATCCTTCCCAGAGGATCTAGGACGCTTGTTGTATTGTTGTGACGGTGAGAGTCGAACTCACGATTTCCTCCTTATCAGAGAGGTGCCTTAACCAACTTGGCCACGTCACAATATTTTTAGTAGGCCTACCAAGACTCGAACTTGGTCTTCAATCTTATCAGGATTGTGTACTAACCCATCTACTATAGGCCCATTTGCGGAGGAGGAAGGGATTGAACCTACGACCCATTGATTAACAGTCAATTGCTCTACCACTGAGCTACACCTCCGTATTTTATTGTGGCGGGAATGGTAGGGATCGAACCTACGACCTTTTGCTTAACAGGCAACTGCTTATCTTCCACTGAGCTACACTCCCAAATGAATTTTATTATGTTCCTTGAAATTGCCAAGTCAACAAAAATTCTAAAATAGTCCCCTAACGAGCGGGTCCAGTGAGACTCGAACTCACATCATCTCGGTTAACAGCCGAAAGTTTTATCCAATTAGTACTACAGACCCGTAGTTGGGTGATAGGCGGGGATCGAACCCGTACGTCCTTTTACGGACACTTGTTTCACAGACAAGCTCAGCTAACCAATATCTGACTCTAACACCATGTTATTTTCTTGCGGAGAGTATAGGAATCCAACCCTGGCTTTGACACCCGCTCTTGATTTCAAGTCAAGTTGTATCAGCAGATACGCTACCCTCCATTTAATTTTCAATATGTCAAACAACAAAAAACCCCACCTCTTTTTTATATGAGATGGGGTTTAAAATTTTATCTTTTATATCTTAGCTTTTAAGCTTTGAGTTTAGACAAAACACATCTCATATAGTCCGAACTATTAATTCGGTTGCTATTACTATTCGATATGTGATGCCAATTTTTCATTGTTGTAGTTTCTGTTTGTTTATAAATATGATACAAAGATACTAAAGTTTTACGACTTGTCAAGTATTTTTATATTTTTTTTTAATTTTCTTTTGTTTCTTCTTTTTCTGAGTTTAAATCATCAATTAATTTCTTAATCTCCGCGGCTTTCTCATATTTTTCTTCACTAACTAAGTACTCTAAAGCTCTATTAAGTTTCGCTAATTTAAGTTTTTTAGCATCTTCAGGGTTCATTCTCTTTGTCTCCCTATCTCTTAATTTCATAGCCCATTCGTTGGCCATTTCATCAGGGATATCTGTTTCATCACCATTAGATGATGAACGTGTAAACGAAGTGAAAGACATAGAACCATCAGGTGATGTCCAATTCTTTGTTTCCCATTTACCATTTTCATCCTCACCTTCTTCTGAATTAATTTCATCTTGAGGGATATTAGGGAATTTAAAATCATCTTTATTAAAATCACCTAAAGGGATAATTCTCATACCCATTGGATTACCATCTTCTCTTGATTTAGCAATTAAACGCATAAGTTCTTCAAGGTTAAACTTATTTATGTCTTTTCTAAATCTTCTATCGTTCATCATTCGATTGAACTCTTCCCAACGACTAAAAAAATCTTCCCCAAATTCGTCTTCGTTAAAATCATCATTGTTAAAATTTCTCATAACGTTTCTTTTATAATATAAATATCGTTATAAATTCCTTTTTTGTCAAGTAAAAAAAAGGACGTTATAAACGTCCTTTAATTTGTTCGATTTCCCAAAGGGATAACCATTTTCCGTTCCATTGTTTCCGACCTGTCGGTACAACTTTAATTTCCCACTCGGAGAAATCAGATAAACGTGTTTTTTCTTTAGCTAGTTTTAAAGCTTCTAGCTCAACTTTTTCGGCCTTCGTACCCTCAGGTGTTGATGTCTCAACGTAAAGGGTGGGAGCTTGATATCCCCTAATGTGGGTTATATCTACTCTCCATAGTCTATTTTTTTCCATGAATCAATAAGATTCACTAAGGGCCTTCTCTATTTTTCAAAATTATCATTTTTTAGTAGCGGGAGCTGGAATCGAACCAACGGCCTCAAGGTTATGAGCCTTGCGAGCTACCTCTGCTCTATCCCGCAATATTTGTACACAAGGAAGGATTTGAACCTTCACCCACTTTCGTGGATATAACCTAGATTGTGATTTGAAGATTTGTTTTTTAGTCTATCTATTAATCTATAAGTCATAATATATAAAATCATAACCCACTAAACATATTTCTAGTAATATGTCGTTAGTGAAGATAATTGTGGTTCATCTTACTCCCACTTAATTGGGGACTATCTCTATATGATAGAAGAATTCGCACAACCCATAATTCACTACTGTATCCCTACAGTCTTAAAGGTCAAGGGGGGTCACCTTACATCGTCGATGTTTTATTTTAGAGACCCTAAACTTCAATTCCACCATAACAGTAAAACATCAGAATAGGTATGCCTACCCAAGGGTCTTGTTGGCTTTTTAAAGGTAACTCCAACAACATCCTACTTCAAATTTTCAAACAAGTTATACGCGTCTGCCATTCCGCCACTCGTGTATGTAAAAGAACTAATTTGTAGCGGGGGTTCGAATCGAACGAACGTACACGAAGGTTTATGAGACCCGTAGAGAACCAACACTCTCCCCACAAATTTTTTAGTACAGAGAGAAGGATTTGAACCAAATTCACGTTCTACTTCGACTCCGAAGAATCTTTTTCGAACATCCTCTCCTCTTCTTTAACTATGGTCTAACGTAGGAATCGAACCTACTTCTCTATAAGGATTACCAATTTTAGACGGTGTATATTAGGGTAATTAATCCTAAATATGTCAAAGTGAAGAGAAGACGCGTCTACCGTTTCGCCATCTCTGCGTTTTATTAGTACCGAGAGGAGGATTCGAACCTCCAAGATCTACTTTCATTCCCGAAGGAACTCTTTCGACCACCACATCACATTTGTAATCTATATAGGGTTCGGACCTATTCCTTCTCCTTCGAAGGGAGATGTGCAACCAATTACACTAATATCTTATAACTGTGTAGATAGTGACGTGTTTACCGTTTCACCACCTCGGCTTGTTGTTGAATCAACCCTCAACTGCGTTTAACCTCTACAGTATAGTTTTGAATAAGACTCTCTCATTTCAGAGAGACTGTGAGTCATTTTCAACAGTACAAAGATATAAACTTTTTTATTCTCTGTCAAGTTTTTTTTAATCTTTTTTTTCTTCTCTTACCTTAGTACTACCTTTAGTATGAAAAGGAGAAAAAGGACAGTGTCTGCAACCTGATCCACAACATTTACCTCTTTTTTTAAGGTATTGTTCTGTTAAGATTATCTGACCTTTTTCTAAATAATAATCCTCCCCCTGTATGAATTTAAATTCTTTTCCTTCCATTGTTTCTTTCTGTTATGTTTCCAAGTTCTATACTCTCTACGGTCTGTTGAAAACACTTGTTTTCCGTTTCCATGCCAACCATATCTTTTAGCTGGATGACATGAGGCGTAAAAAGTACCCCCTCTTCTTTGACAAATATAACAATAGTCATATTCTACGTGCATATTGATTAATCGATATTCACGTTTGTTTTTTGCTTTGTTCAGTTTTGCTCTGTTTCTGTTTACACTCATTTGTCGTTAGTTTAAACTAACGGCAACCTGGTTTGAATTCGTTTTTCATTACTTCTTCTTTTTAGCCTCTTCTTCGGCTTTGAGTCTGTTACGGCGACGTTCAAGACGAGCTTGGTATTTAAGTTCTTTCTCTAGTGCCTCACGAAACTCAGTGAGTGTATCAATTAAGGTGTCTACTTTATGTAATGCATTATCACGTTCTTCTTGACCATCATAATCGATAGCTAAGGTGATTGTACGATTACAGTCGGCAATACCAAGATGAATATCAATCCATCTGTTACCTTTTTCTACATCTTCGTCTCTATATTTTGTGATAGATGCTACGATGTTAGCCATGGAATGATGTCCCGGCTTGTTGAGGAATTCCCTCTTACTGAAAATTACTTTATCTTTGTTTTCCATATGTCAACGGTGCTTGAGTTTTAATACTCAAGCCTAACCGTCAACATTCTAATAGTGTGTTTCATATTATATTTTTTTTTACTTTGAACCCATTAAGTATGGTTTCCAATCTTCGTTAATCTTATTCATTTTATGTAAGAAAAACAAGTAACTTGGAGTGAAAGGTTTGTATTTCAAAACCATTCCAGTTTCTTCAAGTAATCTGTCTCCCTTAGAAACGTTACATTTCATACAACAAGTTGCCAAGTTTGTCCAAGAGTTTGGTCCACCCTTACTTCTTGGGATAACGTGGTCAAGAGTCAAAGAATCTTTAGAACCACAGTATAAACATTTGTAGTCATCCCTTCTGTAGATGTTGAACCTAGAAAGAGTAACTTTCTTATAAGGAAAATAAACATACTTAGTTAATCTAACAACAGAAGGTCTATCATAATCCTTTTTTTCAGTAGCAATAGATTCACCTCTAGTAGCGACAATCTCTGCCTTACCTTTGTATACCAATCTGAAAGCCCTTTTAAGTGGCATAATCGTCAACGGTGTGTAATCTGCGTTTAATACTAAAATCATTTTATTTCCTCCTTTCCTTTCTTTTATAAATATCTTGGTACCCTGAGACGGACTTGAACCGTCATGTCTTTCGACACCAGCTTCTTAGACTGGCGTGTCTGCCAATTTCACCATCAGGGCAAATTATTAGTGGAGCGGGTCGGAATCAAACCGACTGGGAACGCGACTCCCTTTCAAATACTCCTAGCACGACACTAGAATCCTCACCCCGTTAAACACTGACCTTCGTACACGCCACAATAGTTTCTCGTAACTATATGTACCCCTCGGTGTTATAACGAGCTACACCTACTCCATTTTTACAGTGTTAGAGCCAACACCCAGGATTGAACTGGGGTTTCAGTCTTACCAAGACCGCGTAATAGCCACTATACGATGTCGGCTTATTTGTACCCCCGATGGGATTCGAACCCATAGCTTACGATTTTTAAGACCGTTGTGTTTACCTTTTCACCACGGAGGCATTTTGTTGATACAAAGATAAATAAAATATTTTTAATATCTATAAATATTTTATTTATTTTTTGTACCCTTGATGGGAGTCGAACCCACAGAATTCAATTTTTGAGACTGACACGTATACCTGTTCCGTCACAAGGGCATTTAAGATGAGAATATTATATACAGCTTGTTTACAGTGGGGATCGAACCCACATAGTCTGATTTTAAGTCAAATTGATATCCATTATCGATGTAACTGTACAATCCGCTTCACCTTGTACCTTCGAGGGGATTCGAACCCCTAAAATTTAGTTTCTAAGACTAACACGTATACCTGTTCCGTCACGAAGGTGTTTAGTACTCCAGGAGGGAGTCGAACCCTCAAACCATAAGGTGACAGATTTTAAGTCTGTTGTGTATACCATTCCACCACTGGAGCTTGTAGAGGTCCCTATCAGAATCGAACTGATTTCTCAACTTTACGAAAGTCGTGCGTCACCTTTTACGCTTAGAGACCATTAGTTGGACTTGGGAATTTCGAAATCCCGACTTCTACCATGTCATAGTAGCACTCTACCTCTGAGTTAAAGTCCAATATTCCCAATCATTCAGAGTAATTACTTCCTACCTATTGGTTCAATGCAAGGGTTCTTGTAATTGACCCCACTCTTAACACGTCTGTTAAGTAGTACCTTGCTCAAGGTGTTTAGTACCCCTACATGGAATCGAACCATGTCGTCTTGGATGTAAACCAAGCAGACCACCATTATCTGCTAGGGGCGTTTCTTGTGGTGAAAGAGGGAATCGAACCCCCGACACTGTGCTCTTCAGGCACATGCTCTACCAACTGAGCTATTTCACCTGCTGACCCTCTCTAAAGAGAAGGGGTGGATTGAATTCGGTTTTCACCATCGGGTCTTCCACCAACCCTCTTGAGCTTCCACCCAGAATCGAACTGAGTTTTCAGGTTTACAAAACCCGTACATTACCGTTTATGTTTTGGAAGCGGTTAGAGCTCTTGGCCAGATTCGAACTGACTTAAACTTCTTTACAAGAGAAGGCATCACCATCAATGTTTCAAGAGCTTTTAGTACCGTATGTGGGAGTCGAACCCACCGAATCATCCTTATGAGAGATAACTGTACACCAGTACTTACGGCTTGTTTCTTGTGTGACCTGTGAGAATCGAACTCTACTCCTTTAGTTTTTCAGACTAACGCTTCTACCAAGTTAGCTTAGGCCACATATTTATGTGTCTTTCCACATCTGTCTTTATTTGTTGTCCCGTTAGGATTCGAACCTAAACCTAGGAGTTGTTCACTCGACACGTTCAAAGCGTGTTGACCTGCCAGTTAGTCTACAGGACAATTTTTGTACTCGGGGGTGGATTCGAACCAACCATCAAAGAGTTCAAATTATTTTACCACCTTTACTTAAATTTTCTTTTGCCCATAAAGGTCTTAAATTATTTAAAGACCAACAATCTTTAAAAGACTTATCTTCATAATTTTCTATCACATAAGATGATATTGGTCTTATATGGTCGATATGCCACTCACCATAGTTTTCCCAATTCATACCTTCAGAAAATTGTTTCTCAAGATGTTTTTTTAAATCTTCTAATGTGTAAGTAACTAAAGTTTCCCATTTGTTTCCGTTTTTATTACTTTTTAAAGATTGTCTCATTCTTCTTGAGATATTTTGATTCAATCTTTTTTTATAATAAATTAATCTACGTTCTTCCTTTGTTGGTTTACTTCTTTTATCTGGGTTATTTTTATAATATTCACTAACACCAGATGATTTACATATTTTACAATATGATTGTAAACCATCCTTACTTTTAGAGTCTTTAAAAAAATTATCTAAAGACACACCATTATTACATTTTTTACAAATTTTTGTTTCCATACGAATATCTTTATTAATAAATATTCGTCTAACAACCAAAATTTCAAAGAACTAGTTTTCCCTGGTGGATTCGAACCAAACCGTCATGATGTTCAAAGCATCATATCCTGCCGCTAGACGAAGGGAAAATATATGTGTTAAAACAAAAAAACCCGAGGGGGGTTCCTCGAGTTTTCTAATCTGTGTTAATATTTTATATGATTAACTTAGACATAAAGACTCGAGTTCAGTCTGTGTAAACTGAAATAACACTGTTAGTGTCATCACGAATAATATGTTAGTTAAGTTTTTCATTTTTATTTTTAATTTCTAGTAGCGTGAGAATGGATTCGAACCATTGACCTTGAGTTTATGAGACTCACGAGCTGACCACTGCTCTACTCCGCGATGTTGTTTAATAAATATAAAACAAAGATAGTAAAAGTTTGTGACTTGTCAAGTATTTTTTTTATTTTTTTTTAAAAAGACCTGAAATTTCTCTCAGGTCTTGTTTTTTTTTTGTGAGATATCTTGTTAGATTATGCTAAACGTACGTTAACAGCGTTTAATCCCTTTTTACCTTCTTGAATTTCGAATAATACTTCGTCGTTTTTACGAATTTCTTCTTTTAATCCTGATACGTGTACAAAGAATTCTTCTTCGGACTCACTTGACTTAATGAACCCAAATCCCTTTGTCTCATTAAAAAACTTTACAGTTCCATTTTCCATTTTTATTTATTTTGTTTTAATTATAATCTAATAATAGACTATTCTTGTGGGTTGTCAACTGGTTTTTTAACTTCCTCTACGATTTTCTTATATTCTTTCAAAAGATTTTCATAAGATGCCAAGTCCAAAGGTTTTAACTTGTTAAAATACTTTCCGATTTTTGACTCTGCCATGGTTATTTCACCACCCTTAATTTGGAACATTAAACTAGCAATTTTTCTCTCTAAGGTTTCAATTTGTTTTTCTGGGCTCATATATGTTTTATTTTATTTAAAGATAGACATAATTCTAATGAATGTCAAAAAATTAACGTCTTCTTCTACGTGGTATAAATTTATAAGGTTTCATATCCATTTTAATCATAATAGAATCAAAGGTACCTTTTGTATACCAACCCTCATCATTAGGTAAAACAATATAATTATCATCAATAGGATCAACACCCATTATGTAGTTATTATTATAATCCAAGTAAGTGAGTAAACCTGTTGGGGCCGCCAAAGGTTGTACAGCAACCAAATCCAAACCCATTGTTCTAGCTGCAACCCTTCTAATTAAAGGGAATGCAATATTACCAAAATCAGGTGGGTTATGGTCGATAGGTGCTCTATAACCATTATTAACTAATCCAGTCCACCTATTAATGATATCTGTAACATTATTACCATCATAAAACCTTTGATTATCGGTTAAATCTTGGATAATTTGTCTATCAATTTCTTGTGTTATATTTTGGGTTAATAAAGCTGTTAATTCAGCTTCAGCATCAAAAGCATGATAAACACCCAAATCTTGAGCAAGTTCTGGTGTCCATAAAGCTCTAAGGGGTCGAGTACCTACACTAACATTAACAGATGTTATTCTAAGGTTAATAGAATTTTTATTTTTCGGATCTTCGAATGTAAATCCAGGTAGATGTTTTTTAATCATACAAACCTTCTGTTAACTGTCGGCATTTGAACACCGTTATATACCTCATTAACCGTTATTCTACCATAAAAATTAGGGTTAACTTCTCTAGTTGCATACCTAGATGTTATACTTTGTCTTGGTTGGAATTCTTCTTGTAAGAATACTGGTACATATGGGGCAAAAATATAACCAGCCTCTAATAATGAAGTACCTTTAAAACCTATTACAGTTTCAGTTGTACCACAAATAGGCCATTTATGACCACCATTAATAAAATCATGATGATAATAACATGTAATGTATGGTATTTTTACAAAACAATAATCTTCCATATTCCATAAATATTACTCTATATCTATGGAATCTGTACATTTAGGGCAAGAATATTCTATATTAAATCTTTTATCTTTAACTTTTTTAGTCCCATTACAACAATCGTAATCTTTGATGTCGGTTTTCTTTGGGTAGGATAGTTGTTCATATAAACACTTCAATGTGTCATCAATGATATAAGCGTATCTGTGTTTTTGGGTTCTATTAATCCAAACACCTTGTTTATCTTTTGTAGGTCCTCTAGGGTTAACTTTCCATTCTCCTTTCTCATTGAAATGGAAGAAATCAGATTTCTTATCTGTTAAACCGTAGTATCTGAAATTACATACTTGATATATACTACCATTATGTCGACTATCGTCAGCTAATGTTATAACTGCCCTAACACCTTCTTTCTTTAAAAGCTTAATACTTGTACCCAAAAGGAATGAAGTTGCATTAGTACCGTTTAAATAGGGTTTAACACATAATCTACTAAGCTCCATAACACTTTGGTCGGAATTATCCAACCCAAACCAACCCTTAAGAGCAACATTACCTTGTGGGTTTGTGAATGTTGTTACACCTAATAGTTCATTGGTTTCTGTATGGTATAACCCGAAAGAAAACTTAGCAAAGAACTTAGCATCACCCAAATAGTGATAAGTTCTTACAAAATCATAAGCAACTTTTTTATCAATTTGTTTGATTATAAAGATTGAAGTTGCTTTAATTTCTCGATTAATAAACTTCCGTATATCTTCTCCTTTTTCCATAATATTTATATGTAAGTGAAAAATTTGATAAAGAAAATATTGAAGGAGTCTGAAGACTTAGGATGGGCACAAGAAACCGTTTCTGGTGAATTAAGACCTACCCCTAGTGTTGTTATTGATAAATCAACTAGTAATCCAAAAGATGCTCTCGAAGTTCACTTTGAAACCATGTTTGGTGATGCCGATTATTATGACAGAAACACAACTTTTTTCTATAAAAACCCAAAACAATATGGTTATAGTTTTGAAGATTTTGAAAGAGTAATTGATGCCTTGAAAAAAGCACCACGTAGTGATCACGATAGAGGGTGGAGAGAAATTTTTAACGATGAGGAATTACGAGAATTATGTCATGAAGTTGGGGCTATAGGTTATAGTGAAATGCATGATTATTCTAAAAAGGCTAGTATTGAAAAAATATACTATTATGACAGTGACGGTAACAAATATGATGCACGTTTAGTATGAGAAAATTAATTAAAAAAATATTAAAAGAAGAAGAGGATTTAAGTTGGGCACAAGAAACCGTTTCTGGTGAACTTAGACCGACACGTAGTTTAATTGTTAAACCAGAGAGTAAAACACTTAAAAACGCGATTGAAACTCACACTGAAGTAATGCATGGAGATGGTGATTCTTACGATAAAGATACTGTCATCTATCTTAGAGATGGTAAGGGTAGATGGGGAAATGATAATTGGAATGCTGATTTTAATTTTGACGACTTTGAAAGAGTTGTTAGTTTCTTAAAAGGTGAGTATCAAATTGATTGGGATAATGATGAAGAAACTGAATTCTTTAATGAAGCTGGTGTTATAGATTATAGTGAGTATGCTGATAACGGTTATGAAACTGGTGGTATAAACGAGATTTTCTATTATGATGAAAATGGTAATAGATATAAAGCTAAAATAGATGGTGTCTATACTTACCACGATGATGAGGAAGATGAGGAAGAAGAAGTAGAGGGTGATGATGAATTTCACGAAAATGAATGTGAAATGTGTGGCGATATAGATGATACAGGAACTGGTGTGTGTAGTGATTGTGAAGAGGATGACGATGAGGAAGATGAAGATGATGATATATAGAAAAAGGACTCTTAAGAGTCCTTTTTTATTGTATTGGTTTCAACTTTTTTAGAAATCCAATGACCATGTGAATTGTTCACTACTTGTCTAAACTCAGGTCTAACAAACTTACCTACAGACTTTTTAAAGTCCATATAAGTAAATTCATCAGCAATTCGGATCACATAACCCTCATTAGTTGATTCATACTTTGAAAACGCTTTAATGATTTCCTCTTTATCATAAACACCATCATAAATTACAGGTACCATTTCGATACCCATTATTCCCGCGTATTCAACTGTTTCATCCCAAGATAAACATTTATTATCTATCCAGATTGAGAAT